TTTTGAAAACTTCGCCCAATATAATATTAAAAAAAATAATATTGAAAATAAATTTATTTATTTATTTTTAGCGATAGCATCATATAGTATAATATGTGTTCTATTAGGAAAATGTTATTCATTGAAAGGTGCAGGACTTGGTATCACCAATTTTATCTGGTCAATTTTAAGTATAGTTAGTTTAATCATTGTAGGTGTCATGGCATTTCATGAAACAATCACAATGTACGATATTTTTGGTATAATATTATGTATTTTTGGATTATATTTTATTTTTCTAAAAGATCATTCATAAAAATACACTAAAATTATAGTAAAATTACTGTAATTTTATTATGTCGTTGGGTTGTTTTTTGCAGCACTTTTTCTAAAAGTGCGTTTTGCAGCACTTTTTCTAAAAGTGCATTTTGCAGCACTTTTTCTAAAAGTGCGTTTTGGTTCAACCTTTTCTGAAAAGGTTGTTTAAAAGGTTGTTGTAAAGCATTTAAACATACAATACAATATAATACTATATTATATGGATAAATCACAATTATTAACCGTTTTTAATAAACAATTTAAAGAGTTCGTCGAAGATATCGCAACAGTATTTCCTGATAATAAAGATATTAGTACATTAAAGTTAACCATGGGTCAAATAATGTTACTTACACCCAAGTTAATTTACAAAGGTTATAAGAAGCATGTAGTAGATTCCTACCGAAACGAAATTTTAGCAGGTGATATTAATTTTTTCATCGATAAAGACTATAATAATGATGTGCAAAGTTTTGGCGGAGCATCTAATTTTATGCTCGATAAGATAGATTGCTTGAGAGGACCAGTGCGCGATATGAATCTAGAAGAACAAGCCAAAGTTATTAAATATATGCAAAATATGTTGAAACTTAGTGATTTATATGAACAATAAATATAATATATTATATGTCGGTTTGGGTTTAAAAACTTACAAATATTATATTATATACATGTCTAAAACTCCCGAAGAAATAAAAGCCTTAACTGATATTAAAAAAATTGTCATTGATTTTACGAGAGATATTCTAGTAACATTCCCAGAGCAAAAAGATTCATTACACCCGCATTTACAAACGTTGATTAATGATGTAAGTATAAGCGTAAGCGAAGCAAATGTAAGCGAAGCAAACGCAAACGCAAATGTAAGCGTAAGCGAAGCAAACGCCAATGTAGATGAAGCCTTATTATACGTATATACGCATTGCAAGAAAATCTATCCTGAACGGTTTTTCGATATTCTTTACCAAAATAATGAAGTATTTAAGACTAAGATTGAATTTTTGCCAGGCATGGACTTTTCTCTCTTATGGTTAGATAAGGATTTGAGTGAGAAGTCGCGCGAAACCATTTGGAAGTACTTGCAACTTCTCCTCTTTACCTTAGTGTCGACTATTTCGGATGGTTCCTCTTTCGGCGATACTGCCAAGTTATTTGAAGCGATCGATGAAAATGAATTTAAGAATAAGCTAGAGGAAACTATTAGCCAGATGCAAAATGTCTTTGCCGCAAGTGGCGAAGTTGACGCCGAAGGTGAGGAAGGTGACGCCGAAGGCGATGCTGAGCAAAAACCCAATATTAATTTGAATGATTTACCTGATCCCAAAGATATTCATGAGCATGTGACGGGTATGATGAATGGCAAATTAGGAAATTTGGCGAGAGAAATTGCCGAGGAAACCGCAGCAGATCTCAATATGGATTTGGAAAATGCTGGCTCAGTGAATGATGTCTTTAAGAAGCTCTTTCAAAACCCTACCAAGCTAATGAGTTTGGTCAAAAATGTCGGCAATAAATTAGATAATAAATTAAAGTCGGGAGACATGAAGGAGAGTGAATTACTCCAGGAGGCGAGTGATATTATGCAGAAAATGAAATCGATGCCGGGGATGGGAGATTTACAGAGTATGTTGGCAAAGATGGGTATGGGACATATGATGCCGGGTGGCGGTGGTGGCGGGAAAGTGAACACGAACGCAATGCAGGCGAATTTAGATCGAAATTTGAAAGCAGCTAAGAATAAGGAACGTTTGTTAGCCAAGTTGGAGCAGAAAAAAGCTGTTGCGGCTACAAATAGCCTACACTCCACTGGCGTCGATCAATCCGGTCGGCAAAATTTAGTGTTTAGTAAGGGAGAAGAGGTACAGCGTAGTATGAAGCCATCGGCGGACAATGTGAAGCCATCGGCTAAGAAGAAGAATAAGAAGAAGAAGAAGACAAACGCAAACGCAGTAGATGCAGTAGGTGCAAACGCAAACGCAGTAGGTGCAGTAGGCACAAACGCAAACGCAGTAGATGCAAACGTCGACGGAACAGAATCCAATTAGATAAATATTATTTGAATTAAAATTGATTTATAAAAATCTTAATTCAAATATGTAAAAGAATGTTGAAGAAAGGGTTAGGTTGCTCTATAAATGGAAAAAAATACGAATTACAAGTCTACAATATTGTAAAAATGTGCACATTAAATGGAAAAAAATTTAATACACAAGAGGAAAAGGAATTAGCCGGATGTGGTTCAAAAAATGACATAGAATGTAATATGACTAAAGACAAAGACATACCGATTGAAATTAAAAAAATAAAAACACCTGATTGGATGCAGTGCTCTTTACATTATGATGTTATAAATAAAAAATGGATAGGCAGCCCAAGAAATAAAATACCTGAAAATGCAAAACAAATATTTGAAAACTTAATAGCCTCAACGGTATTATTTAATGGCAACATTCCACCTTTTATGTTAAAAGATATTACACATGAAGAATGGAAACAAATTAAACAGGATACAAAAGATTTCAATGATACTTATATTGATTGCCCAAATGATACTATAAAACACCTATATAAAGAAAAAGGTTGCGAGTATATTCAAATTTCTGACAAAGGATTGTATCATTTAGGTAAAGACCCATGCGAATTTAAAGTCCCAGAATTTATATGTGAACAGCAATTGAGGGTAAGAACTAAAATACATAGTAGAAAAAATACTAAAGGGTTTTGTAAATTATCTGTTACTATTGCATGCCAGCCAAAAAATATCAAAGATTTAATAAATAGTGAATATAGTTTGGATAATAAATCGAAATTGCCTACTAATTTATTATGTATGTAATTTATTATGCACCTAATATATTATGCACCTAATATATTATGCACCTAATATATTATGCACCTATAATAATTATTTCTGACGACGCTTTCGAGACATTCATTCCATAACTCCAATTAACCTCCAATATTACATAGTCTTTATACATATTTCTAATATACTCACAATTATTATAGGTGATGAGCCAATTTTTTTTCCCCTGCAACGCATCAAATAATAATTGATGATTAAAATTCTCATGCATATCTCCATTATTTCCATATAATTTTGATTTTTTTTCCAAATAATAAGGCGGATCTAAGAATAGTAGGGCATTCTTTACAGCATAATGTAGCCGTATAAAATCAGTAAAATCATCATTATATATTTCAATATTAGTAAAATCCAATTCTTCTATCTTTTTAATCGATGAGGGCGTGAATCTTTTAGTACTGGCTTCTTGGGAAAATCCACCGGATAAAGTTGCCCCGCTAAAAGAACAACGGTTTATAAGGAAGTATTGCACCGCCTGCTGTAATACATTATTATTCAAATCCATAATGGTATTCCTATAACTTGCAAATTGGTCTTTAGTGACAGAGGTAATCTTTCGCAGTTCTCCGCATAATAGGTATTTATTTGTTTTAACTTGCTGCCAAAAATTATACAAGGGAGTAAATTTGTCATTTACTATTAATTTCACATTGTATTTATTTTGAAAATAAAATTCAAATGAACCGCCTCCAAAGAAGGGAGAGATAAGCGTGTCAATGTTGTTTATGTCAAAATAGTCAGATATAATTTTATCTATTATTTTGCAGGCTCTGGTTTTCCCGCCGGGGTAGCGTAGGGGCGAAACATTATGTTTATTCATAACTATATGTAAATCCATTTAGTATAGTGTGTTATAGTGTATTATAGTCGCTAATATATATTAATCAATTTTATATTTATATGATTTTTGGCACAGGCTGCTTCTCTTATAAAGGTTGTTTTTTGCTACACTTTTTCTAAAAGTGTTGTTTTGCTACACTTTTTCTAAAAGTGTATATATATATGTCTACATCATTTTGGTTAAATAACCCCACTATACTTTTAAAGCAAACAGATATATTAGAGATATATCCAGCCCCAGGGATGTCTACTAACCGCAAACTAAATGCAATTACCCGCTTAATCATCGCTCTAACAATAATCGGTTTTTTATTAACCCGAAAAGAAAAATTTATTATAACAGGTATAGTAACTTTAGTAGTAATTGTTATTTTACAAAGAATACAAATAAATAAATATAAAGAAGATAAAAAAGAAGAAGAGAAAGAAGGATTTATGAGCGCAGAAATGTATAAAAAAAATGAAATGTACAACAATGATGCTGTATATCAGGCAAATAAACAGAATTTTACTGAACCAGCGATTACCAATCCAGCTATGAATGTTTTATTAACTGAAATTGTAGATAATCCCAACCGTAATCCCGCAGCGCCGGCTTATAATCCTGAGGTAGATGCCGATATTAATAAAAAAACAATCGATATGGTGAAGAAAAACTTCGACGATCCCAATATTGATCAACGATTGTTTAAAGATTTAGGCGATAGTTATACTTTTGATCAATCTATGCGAACATGGTATGCCACGGCGAATACGCAAATACCCAATGATCAGGGCTCCTTTGCGGAGTTTTGTTATGGGGATATGATCTCCTGTAGAGATGAAACGAATAATGAAGCCGCTTGTACGAGAAATATGCCGCCCCGGTGGACGAACTATTAATATGTTTAGTAATTATTTTTTATATTTTTATATATGTTTTTTTAAATTAGTATATATATAATAATGGCGTCTGTTTATGATTATAAATTCTATCAAACTTCCCGATTAGGCGATGACCGTTGTGATCAAAGTCAGCGGACTTTACAGAACTCCCAGGCGTCGACCTATATGTTGGATAATTTTCGTCCTGCTTGTCCCATGAGCAATGCGATTGAATTTGCCACTAGCCAAATTAATGTGAACTTTACTGGCAGTCATACCGTCGGTATCAATGGTTGTAATATTGATGAAAATTCAGAACTCACTTTAAATGATATTTCTAAACCGAAGTGTAGGATTAGTTTATTACAACGTCCTTTTGCCACGGTGCCTTTTTTAGGACGTGGAAAAACTAATTCAGTGCTCGAGTCGCAAATCCAGCAAGGCGATTTAGCAAATAATAGAAAGAGCGCATACCCTAGCAGCGAATTTAGCTACGGACCGTACGTTTTTACACCGTTGGTGCCGTCATTAAAGGCAACGATTTCGAATCCGGCAAATTTAGTGGAAGGTGTGGCGGCGGATGGGTGGATTCGTGGGGGGTTACCATCACGCGAATTGATCAGAGATAAGGAATATAGTAATTGTAAACAACCTTTTTAAAAAAGGTTGAGCCAAAATACAACAAAAAATACTCTTAATTATTAAGGCATACGCTATAATAATTGATACATTGTAGATAAATAGCGTACGCGGTGGTGCGTACGCCCGGCGGGGTATGCTGTGGTATCCCGTGGAGAAAATTATCGCCGCGCGAGCAAATGTCGCCTAGAGAACCAGGCACAACCCCGGCGGGCGTACGCACCACCGCGTACGCCCATGTTATTTAATTTCGCTTAATTTTTTTATAAAAATAAAAAAAATCCATCTTAATTTTATTAATATTTTTATTATTTATTTTCTTTTTATTATTTATTTTCTTTTATTATTATTATTTCTTTTTATTATTTCTTTTTATTATTTATTTTTATTATTTATTTTATTTTTATTATTTATTTTTCTTTTTATTATTTATTTTCTTTTATTATTATTATTTCTTTTTATTATTTATTTTTATTATTTATTTTTATTATTTATTTTATTTTTATTATTTATTTTTCTTTTATTCTTTGGCTCTCTCTTCTTCGCTAATAAAGATCGGTTAAAATCCGTGCTCATAATACAACTTCCCATTTAGTGGAATGGGATCATTCTCAACATCCACGTGATAATTATAGAGATGTATAAAGGGACCGCGATGAATCACTTCATTATCTTTATATTTTTTAATAATATAATCCTTTAGTTCCTGCCATATCTTGTGTTCATGTCTTGGTATAAAACTGTTCCAATCATATTCAACCATCGCATTTTGGGTAATTATCCATGAATTCTCTACATAAATATCCAAACCGGTTTCATAATTAATAAATTTGAGCCCGCATCCGCAGATACATATATAGATATCCGCATTTTCTATGGGTTCATTTTCACGGGGTTCATTTTCACGGTGTTCATTTTCACGGGGTTCATTTTCGCGTGCTTCATTGTTATCATAATTTGTCATTTTCTCTTCTTTTTATTGCTGTGTACAATAAATAATAAATTAGTATTTCAAATCAATTTTTGTATTTTTACATTATATAAAATTATTTAAACGATAAATGCTTTGATATTATAATATGAAAAATAATTATAGGTTAAGATATTGCGTTTTTGTAAATTTTCTATTATTTTTAATTATTTTGCTAGTTATGATAACGTATAAAGATGATAATAATTATTATTTGATGTATGGTCCAAATGATAATTTATATGTATTAAGTATAAAAATTAATACAATAGAAAAATATATATATTTACAAATATTTTTGTGTTTTGTTGAAATTAGTAGAGTATTCACAAATGAAATTGCAAGTCCAATTTTAGGATTTAATATATATAATCCAGATAAAAAGGTTATTACTGAATTTACAAAAAATGAATTACAATTATTAGCAAATGTAATGTGGTTAATAAATAGTTTAACAAGTGCTCTTTTTGTATTGATAACTATTTCTCAATTTGATATAGCCATTCTTAGAATAATATATTCAGAAATAACGACTATATTTACCATAAGATTATTGTTGAATGAAAAAGAATTTATTAATGATGCAAATAGTGATAAATACAATGTTTAATATAGATTAATTTACAAAATCGGCGTTTTACTTGCTACGCTGATAAATGTTAAAATGTGTAAAAATCGGCATTCAAATTTACTGGCGAAACCTTAGGATTGGGCTTCGGTAAGATAAATGCGTGTTTTTTTCCACCGTCTTGAAACGTTTTTCGTTCTTTCGTTTGCAAACGCCCTTTACTTTGCCTTAAATAGTCCAACAAAATATCAGCTCCGTCAAATTTTCTCTTTTCTGATTTTTCAATCGTAAATGTCTTATTCATTTTCTTCAACTCGTCGTTAATACTAAAAAAATATCCCCGAATAATCGTCGCAAAATTATTTGGGTCTGTTTCTAAATAATGAAAGGCTTTTGCGTACACGTCTTCGACCTTCCACTCGGGGTTTTTGATAACACATTCCGCAAAAAACCAACTCCATAATTGACAAAAGCCACCACCTTCACCTGGACCAATATCTCTCACTAATCCTTCCATCGTTTGAAACCCTAGGGTTTTATAATTGGGAATAGGATTAGCTTTATACATAGGGCAAAGTTGATTGGGTTTCACGTAAGTAAACTTTCGATTATCTGTGAGATTTAAATGGGCATTCACGTCAACTGTTAAATTTTCTAAAAATGTGTTGTATTCTTCTTCTTTTTGTATGTCATAAATTCTTGAGCCAAGGGGTTCAAACCGAATAATCTCTCGCGTTTGTGCTTTAACAATTACCATATTTAAATGCTTTGGTATGCGGAACGGGATGAGGATTATCTGTTCGCCTGTTTCCAAGCAGAGTGTTAGATTTTTTAAAAATTTAGCCTTATCCCAATCAATCGTAGCGTATTTGTATTTTTTTAACATATGTTCTTTCAATGTTTCTTCTGTACATTTATTTTGTATACATAAATTTTTAAAGTCATCCGTATCAAAATAACTATAGGTTTTGATAGGATACATGGGGCAACTTTGTCTATATTTTTCGTGAAAATATATTGTGATAAATTCCGATACCATATCGCCGTCATAATTTACCGTTTTGTATGTCCCTTTTTCATCTTTTCCCTTTGTAATGAGATCATCTAACAATTCGTAATTATATTCTAATTCCTCTTGTAATTTCGGTGGTACTAATTCTTCTATTGCCTTGGGTGTAGGTGCTTTGGGTGTAGGTGCTTTGGGTGTAGGTGTCTTGGGTGTAGATGCTTTGGGTGTAGATGCCTTGGGTGTAGGTGTCTTTAAACCCCCCCTTTTTTTATAGATTTTTGATGTTTTTTTCACATATCTATCATCCTCCGCGCGTCTAAATTTATTGCTTTTACACCTTTTACGGCACTTTTTTGTTACGGGGTTTGTATGTTTCTTTTTTTGTTCACCTGATTTATAACAACGTTTGGTAATCGCGTTATAAACCCGATCTTTTTTCTTATCTTTCTCCATATATTTATACTAATATTATTTCAAGAATAGAATAGAGCCAACTACTCCTTTCTACGATTATCCATTTTTACACCTTTTAACATTTCAAACGCCGATTTTTACAATATATCAATTTTTGAAGATTTTCCACCCAGTACGGTTATAAGAAATAGTTATTGGAAATGTAATAGTTCTATTTTTTCTATATTTAGATTGTAATAATCCTGCCGAATAAATCATTTCAACTTCTGGGGAAATAGGTACATCATCTGCAAATTTTACCTTGATACATAATGGTGTATATTGAAAAATATATAATGGAATATCAAGTTCTTCATTTAATTCAATATCTTTTATTTTTTCTCCATCCGCATCCCATAATTCAAGTTTTTGAATATAGTCGGCATTTGTAATTGAATTAACGCTAAAAAATATATCAAAGTCACGTGATAAAGCAAAACTACACTCAATGATAGGTAGTGTCAATGGTCCTGTATAATCTTTAGGTTTAGAAACTGACATTTTTACATCATTACATCTTAAATTCACCCCTTCTGGTAGCATACATAAATCCATCATATAATTATCTGTCTTATTGGACTCAAATACTAAATCTTTATACGAAATAGACATTTTTAAATATATATGGTATTATTTCTTTATATTAAAATAATCGGCGTTTAAAATGTAAAGTGTATTTTTGCCACACTTTAGATTTACTTCGCATAAAACTTTTACTTCGCATAAAAGTGTATTTTTGCTACACTTTTTTTAAAAGTGTATTTTTGCCACACTTTTTTAAAAGTGTAAAAGTGTATTAAACACATATTATTATTATTATATATAATGTATCAATCAGATTTCATATGTACTTACAGACAAATGGACACGAGAGAAGATCAAGATGATTTATATAGAATTCAACTTCTACAAGCCTTTGGGTTAGATGAATGGGATGATGATGTAATAAATGATACTATTTATGATTTATATAATTCTATGAAATTAGATTTGAATTTTCAAACTATTTTAGAACATATCTCCCAGGTAAAAGAACTACAGGAAATTATTGCAATGTCACTCGATTATGTTAACAATAACGATTGTGATAAGAATATTATTTATATAAGTATATTATTTCAATATGACTATTTTGATTTATTTCATCGATGTATCTATGATTTTATGAGTACTAAAGAAATCACGGATAAGAGTATGAACGCACTTTTACAAAACAACCTTTAGAAAAGGTTGCGCCAAATATGCACTTTTTAAAAAACAACCTTTAGAAAAGGTTGCGCCAAAATGCACTTTTAAAAAACAACCTTTAGAAAAGGTTGCGCCAAATACGCACTTTTCGGAAAACAACCTTTAGAAAAGGTTGCGCCAAATATGCACTTTTAAAAAAAGTGCAGCAAAATATAAGCTAATCGCACCCAAAATGCACTTTTAAAAAAAGTGCAGCAAAATATAAGCTAATCGCACCCAAAATGCAACCTAAACATACCTTTAGAGACAACCTGTTTTGCAAAAGTGTGTTTGTGCTACACTTTTTTTTAAAAAGTGTGTTTTTGCTACACTTTTTTAAAAAGTGTGTTTTTGCTACACTTTTTTTAAAAGTGTGTTTTTGCTACACTTTTTTTAAAAGTGTGTTTTTGCTACACTTTTTTTAAAAAGTGTGTTTTTGCTACACTTTTTTTAAAAAGTGTATATAAGTAATGTCCTCTACAAGAAATAAAAATATGCCAGGCGATTATTATTTAGAACAACGTGATTATAAATTAGCCAATGATTATGAATTATATAAGAATTCACAATATGGTAAGGCATATAAAGATGCTTTACCGTGTTTAGGTTTCAATCCGAGTTACATGCCTCTCCAAACCTTCGCATATAATGCCATAGATATTGAAACAGCTTTATTTGGTATCAATTCGACAAATTTAGTGAAACCGCAGGCGCCAGTTGTCCCCGAAATGAAAACCATTCCAACTATAAAGTATTTTAATACAGTTCCGTTATTTATGCCAGCGCCTTTAGTCGTAGAGAATAAACAAAGACCGTATCCTATCTAGCAACCTTTTCAAAAAGGTTGAACCAAAATATACTGTTAATTATTGAGGCATACGCTATAATAATTAAGGACTTATAATGAAATGAGCGTACGCAGTGGTGCGTACGCCCGCCGGGGTGGTGCCGGGTCTGCCTAGGCGGTATTTGCGCGAGCCTATCAATATTCGCCACAGCATAATCCAGCCGGCACCACCCCGCCGGGCGTACGCACCATAGCGGACGCATCATTGATATAGTTGGTTTTTTCTATACTTTTTTAAAAAAGTATATATATAATGGCATTTACTCGTTTTCACGATGACCCTTGTCGAATTAAAAAAGATTTACAAGAAATGACTGGTTTAGGGAGATATATGTTAAATGTGCCAGGTAATGGCGATAAGCCTTATTTTATGGAAGATCCTTATTTTCGCATGCAGAAATGGGGTTCTAATTTAATGACTAATACTGTTAATTTAGAAAGTGATTTAATGGGATTAACACGATCAGCGAATCGCGATTGTATTGGGGAAAATAATTATAAAACACACGAAGTTACTACAAAGAAAGTTTCATATCCTTCTATGCAACCGATCACGGATCAAACGCGAGCGACACACCCCGCCTGGACATATAGAGATTTAGAACAAGTGGATTGGTATACATTACCTCTTAATCCTCAAGAAAATGTATGCTTATCTTTTCAGAATAATTTAAATACTCGTCTTTTAGAGAAAGATGCTTATGTTGCATGTCCACCACAACCTTTTGAGAAAAGGTTGAACCAAAATCCAACCTAAATTAGTGGTGTCTACACCTTTTAAAAGTGCATTTTTGCAGCACTTTTTTTAAAAGTGCATTTTTGCTTGTATTTTTGCTTGTATTTTTGCAGCACTTTTTTTAAAAGCGCGGTTTTGGTTCAACCTTTTTTAAAAGGTTGGTTGGTTGGTTGGTTAGTATATATACTTTTTCTAAAACTATATATATAATAATGGCTGAATTAGCAATTCCACTTATAGCATTAGGAAGTATGTATGTAATGTCCAATCAAGATAAAAAGAAAAAGGAAGGATATACCAATATGAATAATAATAATATGAATTATACCAATATGACCGGTGTGAACAATGCCTTGCCTTATGTAAACCCCCAGCAACCTGCGATTAATTACCCTGTGACCATGCCTGTATCCGATAGTAATGTCAGTAAATATCCAAAATCCACTCAACCCATGGATAAATACTTTAGCACAAATAATTATGCCAAAGTCGAAGCTAAGAATGCCACGCAATATGGTATCGGCGGCAGTGTTCAACAGAATTACTCCCTAACTGGCAAACCCTTTGAAATTGATAACTTTAAGCATAATAATATGGTCCCTTTTTTTGGCGCCAAAGTAAAAGGCGCCACCGCCAATCGCGATGTAGCCGAAGGCATGTTAGACAATTTAATGGGTACCGGCTCACAACAGTTCAAAAAACAAGAACAAGCACCGCTCTTCGAGCCGCAAAGTAATTTACAATATGCGAATGGGTCACCTAATATGAGTGATTTTATGCAGTCACGCGTCGTACCCGGTTCAAATATGTCAAATGTGAAACCCTGGGAGGAAATCCGAGTGGCGCCGGCTTTAAATAAAGGCTTTAACGCGGAAGGCGGCAATGGCTTCAACAGTGCTTTAGAAGCGCGCGATCATTGGCTCCCGAAAACGGTGAATGAATTGCGAGTGGATACCAATCCAAAGATGACCTTTAGTCTAGCGGGACACGAAGGTCCTGGCGATGCTTATGTAAAAACAAGTCCCTCCTCAGAGACGCAAGGCAAGGTGGAAAAATATTCGCCGGATACGTATTTTCTTACCGGACCGGAGCGGTGGCTGACAACGACGGGAATTGAAAAAGCCCAGACGGCGCGCGGTATTGAACTCCTGCAAGATGTGAATCGGACATCTACAACCTGCGAGTATTTCGGGAATGGGCGTAATCCCGCTGACGCGAGTTATTATAAGAGTGAATATGAAACTGCCAGACGCCCTGTATTAGCACCTAATGATATTGCGAACCCGTCCTTCGTAGGGGCTGGGCAGCCGACCGTGGCGGATTATGGGGTGCAGGGATATAAAAGTCTTCCGAATAATCGCTCCACTACCAATACGGGGAATAATTTTGGCTCCATCAATAGTATGCTGAAGGCGGTGGTGTCGCCTTTGATGGATATTATGCGTCCTTCACGCAAAGAAAATGTGATTGGTAGTGCGCGCCCTTACGGTAATGCGAATAATACGACTGTTCCCACGGGTGTTGTTTATAACCCGGCGGATCGCACGAAAACTACGATAAGAGAGATGACGGAGGCAAATTTGGATTGCAACCATTTGAATATTGAGAAGCAAAATGCTAATGCTTATTTGGTGAGTAAACAACAGCCGGTACGACAGGAACGTGATACGACGAATTGTAAATATGATGGTATTGCTGGTCCGGCATCTTATGGAGCGGTTAAATCATATGAGGCGGAATATAATCAACACAATAATGTGAATAAGACATATAAATTACATCCGAATCCTGGCGGTCTGCCGATCTTTAACCAAAATGAGAATATTGTGGTGGATCGGATCGATTCGGATAGGTGCAATAATCGTTTATGGGTGCGAAGCTCGGGACCGACGGCAGGGATGACTTACCCGCCGACTGGTTCGATGAATGGTAGCGAACGTTATAAGCAAAGTTATGATAATAATAAAATTGGATGTGATCGTATTAATCCGGATATTTTAACGGCTTTTAAGAATAATCCTTATACGCAAAGCTTGCAGAGTTGGTACTAACCACAACCTTTGAAAAAGGTTGAGCCAAATCCAACCTACACTTTTTCCAAAAAACACTTTTTCCAAAAAGTGTAGCAAAAAGACACTTTTTCCAAAAAGTGTGGCAAAAAGGTATGCAATTTAGGAGTAAATTAAAGAATTAGTCTACTATGTTTGAATAATTTCCATCGGGTGCGGTTTTGGTTCAACCTTTTTTCAAAAGGTTGTTTTTTCAAAAGGTAGTATATGAAAGAACCTAACCGTGTCATTTTAACAATGCTTATTGGTTTAATTGCCGGAATCATTGGCGGTGCTACCGGGTTAAGCGGATCATTCTTAATTATCCCCGCGTTTTATTTACTAGGCATTATACCTGATTATTCAACAAATGTGGGCACTACTTTATTTGTAATGTTATTTCCTATTTCCATATTAGCCGTATTAGAATATGCCAAGAATGATGATATAGACTATAAACTTGGTTTAATATTATCCGTATCATATATATTATTTTCTTATTTAGGATCTTTGATAAATTTATTCATGAAAGAGAACAAACAGCTCCATATTTTAAAATACTTTTCCGCATTTTTATTAATTCTTTGTGGGATTTATTTTGCTTATGGTGCTTATAATGATACTATTTAACAACCGCACTTTTTGAAAAAGTGCTGCAAAATCCAACCTGTCGGAAAAGGTTCAAACGTAGTAGACTGAGCCAAAACCGCACCTGTCGGAAAATAACCGCACTTTAAAAAAAAGTGCTGCAAAATACAAGCTGTCGAAAATGGTTCAAATATGAATACAGTATATTATGAAAAAATATAAAATTGAATCAAAATTTATATTTTTTCTATTACATAAAACAGCCAAAAATGAATCAAACTGACGATGAGCAAATAGCTGTCTTGTACAACACTTGTTTCGGCGGATGGGAACCCAGTATACATGCAAGAGAATTATACAATGCAAGGATGCAAGACATAGACCCCGAATTTGTACCAATATATTATGATGAAATGAAACGACATGATCCTATACTTGTCGAAATATATCAAGAACTCGGTGAAGAATTTGACAATGAAAGTTATAGTAAAACAAAAATTACATATATTGAAAAGAAATACGAAAATTATTACCATATTAGCGATAATGACGGAAATGAAAAAGTAATAATTAATGAGACTAAATATGAATTAGATGAGATGAAAAATAAATTAAAAACTATTTTGACGAGCGGGATGACAAATGATGAAAAAATAACTGAATTGGAAAAACACTTTTATGCGAAATAGTGTGGCAAAAAAACACTTTTATGCGAAATAGTGTGGCAAAAAATACACTTTTTATTCGAAATAGTGTGGCAAAAAAATATACTATTACACCTTTGAATATTTATCAGCCTAGCAAGTACAACACCGTTTTATTTTTATTTTTATTTTTATTAACCTGAATGTTGTTTAACAAAAAATATAACATTAAAATGTTCAATATCTTCATATGCTTTTAAATCCACTGATAAGTCAAAATCAAGTGGTCTTGATGCGCTATTTACTCCATATCTTCCATATCCCCATCTTTCCGTCTCTAAAATATCTTTTATGGGAACTAACAAGTATTGTTCAAATAGAGAGCCATCAGTTAAATCTGGTTCTACTACACTGCTAAATTTTGATTTATAATAGGAACCCTTAGTTTTAAACTCATTTATTAAATAGTCCTTAAATGATAAATAGTTTTCATCATAGGGATAACCCAATATATTTTGATATACTTCATTATAATAACCATTACTATCTTCAATACAGCCATCATATACCATTTTTTTTATTAAATTAAAGTTGGTTTCATTTATTTGTAATATGAGGTCAGATAATAAAATCTTTAAACCAATTGATGCTGATGCTGTTTCAGATTTTCCCATTATTATATAATAATATTATAATTTGGTATTTTACTTCCTGCTCTGATAAAAGTGCGAAGGGTGCAAAAAACACTCTTTTCCAAAAAACACTTTTTAAAAAAGTGTGGCAAAATTTATTCTTTAAAAAACACTTTTTATGCGAAGTAAATCTATAGTGTGGCATAAATTACTCTTTAAAAAACACTTTTATGCGAAGTAAACCAAAAGTGTGGCAAAATTTACTCTTTTCCAAAAAAGTGTATTAAACATATATTATAAATAATTTATTATATGTATTCGCATGAGAATATTAAAAATAAATTAAAATATTTTATAGAACAAAATAAAATACCACATATTTTATTTCACGGTCCGGCAGGTAGCGGTAAAAGAACTCTAGTCTATAAATTTGTATCTGATATTTATGAGAATGATAAACAATTAATAAAAAACTACACGATGTTTGCAGATTGTGCTCACGGAAAAGGAATAAAATTTATTAGGGAAGACTTAAAATTTTTTGCGAAAACGAATATCAATATGCATGGTGTAGGACATTTTAAAACAATTGTACTCACTAACGCGGATAAATTAACAACTGATGCTCAATCAGCCTTACGCCGATGCATTGAGTTATTTAGTCATAATACTCGATTTTTTATTATTGTGGAAAATAAATATAATTTATTAAAACCTATTCTCTCGCGACTGTGTGAAATATACATAGAGGGGACACCCCTCTTACTCCCCACTACTACTGTACTCTCTACTAGTATGGTACTCTCTACTAGTACGGTACTAACTACGGGGGCAAACCTTTCACAGAATAATGGAGATATATTATCAGTGACACCCTCCCTAACTAATGGGGTTAGTTCTCCAATATTGGTGGGGGGGTCTGGGGGTGCAACCCCCAATGATAAAAAACGATCAGAATGGTTGAATAACGAAATTCTTAAATTAAATTTTAATGAAGTGAATATTATAAATTTAGTTAATAAATTATATGAAAGAGGTTATAGTGGTTTAGATTTAATGAAAAATTTAGAAGAAGGTGCAAATATAGGTGCAAATATAGGTGCAAATATAGGTGCAAATATTTGCACAAATATAGGTGCAAATATAGGTGCAAATATAGGTGCAAATATAGAAGAAGAAAACACCGATAAATTATTAAGAATATATAAATTATTAATGTTATTTCACAAGGTAAAGGCTGAACTTAGAAATGAAAAAATGTTTATGACATTTATTCTAACATTTGTTTTTTTACCCAATAAATAATATTTTGTTCTATCATACGTTCTATTTCTTATTTAGAAAATATGTCAAGTATGTAAAATGGATGATTATTCAATGAACAGTCTTAGCGATTCTAAGAATGAGTGGTGTGCGCGATTAGTAAATATATTAACACCTGTTACAATACAAGGAATTAAATCCATTTTTGAAGAAGCACATACTTTATGTAAAGAAAATGACGAATTAGATAAATATTTAATGACTTTTCAAACCTTTCTCAGTCGTGTGCCAAAATGGAATAATTCTATCATTGAGACAGAGAGGAAAAGAATCCTCGAGGCATCAGGATGTAGTTATCTCGAAGATTTAATTACCTGTGTTCACGTTATTCAACTAAAAACCTTAACATGTGTTCGAGTAGGGCAAAAACAAAAGAAAGTCGATATTGATGTACCTTCGGTAGATGAATTTATTCACAAGGTATATTCTAATGTTGCACGTAAGGTGTATACAAATATTTATTTATTTGAGAAAAATATAGCTCCTTTACAGATTCAAAAACATAATCGCGAATTAGAAATAATTATTAAAGAATGTATAATGAATTCTGTGAGAGAAAGTATCCCTGTTGAAACTATTTTGCGGGCGTATATGGATGAAACGGATGAACAAGATGTCGAAGTCAATGAAGTGGAAGAACAAATTCCTATCGTGGAAGAGCCTGTGCCTGTGCCTGTGCAAACACCAGCAGAGCCTGTGCCTGTGCAAGTGCCTGCACCTGTGCAAGTGCCTGCACCTGTGCATGTGACTGCACATATGTCGAGTGATAATACCGATCATACGCAATCACGTTTGAGTTTTTCTAATGTTGATACAGCCATGGATGTCAAAGGTGTTGAAACTATGGTAGATGCACCAAAAACACTTGAACGATTAGAAACTTTAGCATTATTGAAAGCAAGTTCTCGACATGATGATGATGATGATGACGATGATGATGA